ATGGAGTTAATGATGAAAAATTTTGATACAGTGCCATTTGAACTCTTGAATCATGAAGTTACGTTTAGAGACCTGGCATTTGAACGACTGTTAAATAGCCTAGAGATACCAATTGATTATCCAGAACATTTAAAAAGCTCAATTATTAAAGGTGTCGTTGAACATATAGATATATCATTTAACACTAAAATGGAAATGTCATGCAGTATTGTTGTTGACGATAATTTATATTCGATTTCGGAAATTGATCTTATAGGTATAGAGGAAATAAATTAAGCTGTTAATGGTTGTGAATTATAAAAATAAAACCATTAAAAACAATTGCTTATAATATGCAAATTCGTATAATGAAGATTATGTTAAATGACATACCTACGGCTGCGCCCTAAATAACTGGTCGTTGGCGCAGCACGTTGACAGCTTAAAATGAACCGCTGTCAAGTGTATATCAATGAACATAATATATAGTTATGCGAAACTCGACCACGTTTCGACTTGCGTAGATCGCAAGCTTACGCAAGTCTGCAAGGCTTGTTCATTCGTGTCACTTCGCAGAGACTACGCCTTTGAACACTCAGATTTATTCATAAAGTTGAACATTTACGCGATGTGTTCAAATTCCCCTGACTGCTTCGCTCTATAGATCACACGTTAAAACAGATGAAGGGTTTTTGTAATAAAGAGAAGAATTTTAATGATGGTTTATATCTTTAGTTAGGAAATAAACTAACCAAGAACCGAATAAAAGCCCGATAGTTCCAAAGAATATATATAACAATAACAAATAATTAGGAGTCATATTAAACCAAGTTGTTGTTTATTCGGCTGATCCTGTTGCGTAGCTACAACTGGCGTTGTAACTGTACTCACAGTTTCAGTCCGAAAATAATTAAATGGACGATCTCCGCTCATAACACGCTGACAGTCTTTTTTATCAATATCATGAATAATTGTACCCTGTTGAGTATATGCAACAATATTGCCTTTACGGTCTGTCATACAACCAGAGAAAACAGGTTTTGCAGTTGCTTGATAAGAAACTTGAACCTCTTTAAACGGCTTGCTTGGTGAATAATCTATAACAACTGAATCCATATCATTGCGTGTTGATTGCTGTAGATCGGAGCGTCTATTAGCTGCAAATTCTTTATCATATGTATCGCGACATTGATCATGTGTCCAGTTCAACTGTTTCATGCAGTTATCAATTTTTGTTTGCAACTCAGGTGATAATTGATCAGCTCGTTGATTGTTTAAATTCGTATTTTTATTGGAACGTTCTTCAAGGGCTTTTTGAGCAGCAAGTGTTTTATCAATGCTTTCTTGTCCAATGCGTTTACCGCCCGAAAAATGAGTAAATGCATTTATTAATAATGCAATAGCAATTCCAAATGCAACAATGGCAATAGCTGCAAGTTTATACATATATTTTGGTATACGTGCCTTGCCATCGGTAACTTCCTCAGTAGACTTATATTGTGTAAAAACCTGTTCATCAAACGGAACAAAAAAAACATCCTCAGCACGTTCTGTTGCTGCTAACGAGTCTGGCTTTTCTTGCCATGATCGCCACAAAGAAACCTGTGATCTTTTCTCATTTCTTAGTCTTGTACAGTGATAATGCTCGTTGACCAATTCTAGTAAATGAAGATGCAAGAGTTTAGGCGATTGAGTGATAAAAATAATGTCACGACCAGAATGACGATGATATTCAAGCTCCCTAATGACGTCACGTGTTGAAACCTTTTCACGTGCTGCCCAAGCAAAGTAACGTATGCCATTTTTATCAACCTGTCTTTGTGCTTCATCATAAACAATTAAAGCACCTTTCTGACCTGCATCTGCATTGGATTCTTCGGTAAGTAGCCAATCTAATTCGCCCTTTTCATTTTCAGGTATTGGACGTACATCAAGTGTACACCCATCAATATTTGTATAAACAGGTCTGCCCGCTTTTACAGCTTCATTTACCCATTTCTTCATAACCATATGAGTCTTGCCTTGACCCATTTTACCAGTGACTAATAGAACAGGCATGTCAATTCCTCTTAGCTAATTTGATTCGTAATGACTCCCAGTAAGCACGAGTCATGATTGCGGAAAATAAAATGCCAATGGCTTCGGGAATACCAAATACAGCCATTAAGCCAATGTACGGAAGTGATTCAACATGTGACGCTGCATTGTTTACATAAGTCGTAAGCAATAAATAAACAGGCGCACCCGTAACAATACCAATGCCCAAACTTGTTAATAGCTGTCTAACAAAATTATTGCTAAACAAGTCCATGATTTTATAAAGTAGTTTGCCCATTTATTCTTCACCTCCACGTTGAAAGCCAAAGAGAATGAAACAAGCTGAAACCATTGCAAATCCAATGACAAAAGGCTTAATGAGCCAATCTAAAGAACAAATAAATGAATAATCTGATGTTTTTACTTGAGCCGTGACACCATGCAATGTGACTGTTTCATAAGTTGGTGCAGGACATTGTGCAGATACGTTTAGAGAAACTTTTTTCTCTTCAAAATCAGTCGTTATATTTAAGTCAGTATCATCTTTTTCTGGTAGATCAGACTCATCTTTAGTCCAATCAAACCAATCCGCAACCTTATCCCAAAAGTTTTTTTGATCAGCCTGGTGTTTTTTATCTTCCTGATGCCATTCGCAGTTATCAGCAGCCCAATCACAGAATGCAGGCAATTGAAAATTCGATGTTGAATTAGATGAACCTGTATCATTGCCATCTTTATCTTTATTCTGTGTATCAGTATCACCAGATGTTTCACCGCCTGTTGTGATAGTTGGTACTGAATCTGTATTTCCAGTAGCTACAGGATCATCACTTTTAACAATTTTATCAAATGCATCAGTTAAATCTTTTACTGCATCATTTAATCCGTCAACAGCAGCACCTAAATCCTTTGTTGCTTTACCCATAGCATCTACAGCTTGATAAGCGTCTTTTATTAATTGCTGTGCAGCAGGGTCACCTGCATCAGCACGTTTTTGTAATGCATCTGCTAAATCATCATTTGAAACAGGTTTAAAATTATCTGGATTATCGGGATTATAGTTTGGATTATTGTATCGATTAATCATCCAACCATTTGTATACGCATCTGAAATACAATATCCATATGTTCCCCTTGAAGAATCTAACCTTAATTTACCAACCCACTGCGACTCTGTTCTTTTAGAAGATATTGAACAAGCAATTTCTGGAGTAGAACCAAGTTCCTGATCATTAATACCGTATTTAAATTGTCCTGTATCTGGATTTGGCATCTTAATTGAGTTATTGGAAGGATCCATAACCCAACCAACACCATCTAACAACAATTGGACAGCAGCACCGCCTAACATTCCTGCAACACCGCCACGAGCCAAGCGTTTAGCTGTAGTAGCAGCGACTTTACCCATGTTTACAGGTACTTTTACAGCAGCTTCAACAGTTGCTTTTGAACCATTGACAGTAGCAGATCGACTTAAAGAAGCTTCAACCATTTTTTTTGTGGCATCATAATTACGAACTGTTATACGTCCAGAATTATTTCCATAAGTCGCATTTTGACCAATCGTGTTTCTAATTTCTTGATTTCGAGCGTTATTCCATTTTTCTTTAGTAGAAGCAGCATTAACAAGGACAGGTGTATAGAAAATAAAGAAAGATATTAAAAAAGAAATGATTTTTTTAAACATTACGCACACTCACTTTAAGAGAATGCGTATGCCTACAATTGCAACGTAAACTAAAAGCCAGTTGAATATAGAAGGTTCATCCATACGCTAATCTCAAATAGTCACAATCGCGCGACAATCGTAACGAGTTACTCTCATCGCGCGCTCGTGACATTTGTTATTTCACAGCACCACGAGACTTTTTAACAAGAGCCATAACTGCTACAAAGCCCAGAATTGCAAGACCAATTGCAATACCAAATGTTTCGGCTGTACCGATGTCAGTAATAAAAGCTGCTGGGTCGAGTGTTAGTGCTGCATTCGCATTTGACATAGCAAGTGCAGATACACCAGAGCCGACAAGTGCAAAACGAGTTAATTTAGTACGACCGTTGCGTTCGACTACTGTAAGTTGTGATTGTTTATCCATTTTGATCTCCTCATTTAACGGATGTTCTTAGTTTTTTTAATAACCACATTGTTAAGTAATAACCTGCAATCGCTGTGATTATTAGTGACGCTTGCAGACCAGTAATAGCAAATATGCTTGAATTCAAATCGAACCAGTTTTGACACTGATTTGTTGTTTCTTCGATCTGTAAACAGACATATAGAGCCATTTCTTAAAATCCTTATTTGCAGCTAAAGCGGTGCTTTAGATACAGTTGTTCATAAAAAAATGTGTTGCCACAGTTCGGGCATGTATAAGATAAGAGACTCATCTCGTTAAACGTCCTGTTTGTTCTACGCGCCAGATCAACTGCTTAAGCCCTGTTATATCCTTATCAGGATTGTTTTCAGCTTGAAGCATTGACAACTGAACTTTCAAAATGATTTGGATTGTTTCAAAGTCATCTTTAGACAATGTACCTACTGCCCTGTTATAGCCAAGATTTACGGCAGGTGGAGTATGTCTACGTGGGCTATTCATATATGCGTAGAAAGTCATAGCTACTCTTCCACAGAATCAAAATCGAGAGCCATTAAGACAGCACGTGGCGTTTTACCTGAGAAATCCCAATCAAAGATCATTTTGGCATCTGCGGGTAACTGCTGATGCATATAGTCATTAAAGAACTGTGCGCCCTTAATCTTGTAATCAGTAGACTTTTTACCGATAGCACCTTGCTCTTTCTCACGATCGGAATATTCTTGTAAAACAGTTACAACCGTGTTTGAAAATTCAATGGTTTTACCCTTTTGATCTTCAAAATCCCCTGCTGCTTTACGGATTCCAGTAACGGTCATAATTGGTTGTTGTGATGTGTTCATGTGCTCACCTTTTAAGCTGATAATTTGAATTGAGAGACTGGCGATTCGTACCAATCTGGCAATTGTTGATTGAAGTCGATTTGTACAAGCTTCATGAATGGAATGACGTTTTTAGCCTTGTTGTCATGCAAGTTCTGTAAATAGGCTTTGGAAAAACCACACTCACATAATTCTGATATATGTCTGTGAAATGTCGCTTTAGGAAGCATTTCAGAAAGTTTATCAATACCGTGTTCACGGATTAGTGTGTAAGTTGCATAGATGTTACGGATACGTGTTTGAGAAACCTTACCGCTATTGGTTACAACAACTGGCGAGTTAGATATGGCTTCCAATACACTTGCATCATTTATCATTTTCACAGTCTGACCTCTCAAAGATTCAAAAATGCTACTTGTGGCTTTAGTCCAAAGTGTTTGTAATAAATCAGGATTCTTGCGCTGAAATTGAATCAACTCAAAAAGGTTGGTTGGTACCCCATTTCTTTCTAGCCATCGTTTTTTTAAACGCGACTCGAAACGTAACAGCCCGACAGTCCAATTAATCAATCGACTGTCAGACATGACCTCAACAACTCTCATGGCTGCTTTGTCATTCTTTTTTGCCAACATTTTGAATTCTTCAAATTGGGCAATATATTCGTCATGCTTCATATAGCATTTATGGTTTACAAGGCGGGATTGTTGACCGCCCCAATAGACAGAGCTATCAAAACGCTTGTTACTTAAACGTGTCTGACCAGAGCTAACATTACCTAAAAAATCCAGCACCTTTTTAGCTGTGGTCTGATCTTGAAGCCTTGCGCTATAAGTCACATCAATGTGAGACACCCAAGCTTTTTTCCAATCAAGCATTGCATTTAATGTCGGATAAGCCATTTGCAAATATCCGATCATTTCGAGTGAACCTTGATAAATATCATCGGTTCCAAAGACGTTATGCCCTTGCAGTAATTTCGCAGGACTAGCCTTGATCTGAACATATGGTTCATAACTGGAATCAAAAAAGACTTTTAAAGCCATTCCAGTGAAATGAGTTGGAACAGATTCAAACGGATGAAACAACGATGAGGCTGAAATACTGCCATCCTCGTTTTTATGAACTGATCTAGATGCAAGTGGAATCTCAATGCTATGTAAATCTACATCTATGAAAAAATAACGCCCCTCAGCATCTACAGAGTAGAAACTGGATTCGAATGGCGCATTTATACATAGATGATCAAGCATAAAAGTTACTTTTTAACTTTGTTTAAAACATTTAACAAAATTTAAACTAAACTTGTCAACTTATTTCATTTGTTAAACTTAAAAAAATTTACTTGGTAACTTAGTTATGAGCAAAGTATATAAATTACGCACTGAAGAAGTGGAAGACGTCAAAGAGGCGTTAATGAAGTTTGTTGTAGATAAAAAAACGCTAATGAAAGAGACAGATGTAATACATGCTCTAATTAAGTACCACTTAAAAAACCTCAAAGCTGATGAAGTAATAAAATATAGAAGTGAAGTATTAGGGAAAGACGACTAATGAATATTGTCATAGGTATAACAATAGTAGTTTTAATAGCTATAGCATTAGGAATAACACTTAGCAGGAAAGAAAAAAACAATAGTTTCAAAGATATAGTAAAGAAAACATTTCCTAAATACATAATTAGAGAAAAAAATAATCAAATCATGATATGTGAATACAATCACAGAAATGAACCTGATGAAAGAGTATTCATAAGGATAGGAAATACAAAGAAAATTGAAAAATCAGGACGATTTATAATTGTAAATTATCCGAAACAACCATCTTCAAAAGAATTAAAAAAAGACTTAGAAAAATTCTTATAAAGTCCCAAATTTGAGACAAGAGTCCACCATTAGAAAGCGTGGACTCCGCGAAAATCGAAAATCAGAAAAAATTTAGGGAGCTTATGCTCCCTATCTTATATAAATTTTATTTATAAACATCGTGTTTCGCATAACTTACGATTATGTTAAATAGAATATTCAACACTGTAGCCTACACAACACTGTTTGTAGCTACAGCTCAGTAATTTTGAATCTCTCAAATAAACTTTTCTTTGTCAATTTTCAATATATAGCGCGTACTACGCCCACCACCTTCGAGTTTATACAATACATCATTTTCTAATAGCTCAACTAGATGGCGTGTTGCTGTCGCTTTACTTACACCAGTCACTTTTTGATACTGAGAAGCACTGATCCCATGAGGAAAATCATTTTCTTCACCATGAAGTAACCGATTTAAAACTTTATTTTGGGCTTCATTGAATTCGATATGTGAATAAGAACTCCAAAATTTAGCTTTGGCAATCGTTCTATCCAGTCTTAATAAAGACCTGTCGATACTTTTCTCTAACGTATCTAAAAACCAGATTAACCACTCATTAATCGTATAGGTATTATTCTGACACTTCTCTAGAATTTCATAATAGCTACTACGATTTTCGTGGATTGCCACTGACATCGCATACAAACGAATACTCTGGTGATCCATTTGCGCTAATGCTAAATCTGTGATGACACGAGTGATACGACCATTACCATCTTCAAATGGATGTAATGTTATAAACCAAAAATGAGCAATTGCAGCTCGTAATAACGGATCAAGCATGACATCTTCTTTAGAATGATCAAACCATTCTAAGAATTCATGCATGAGTCCTAGTAAATGTTCTCCACCTTCTGGTGCTTCAAAATAAAGCTTGGTTGATGTGCCATAAAGAGAACCACCCACAACCTGCATGGGAGCCGCATTATCTCGAATCTCTCCTACTTTGATTTTCTGAGCAGCATAATCAAAGCGTTCTATATTCTGAAAAAGCCATTTATGCCATTGCAACAGGCGCTCCATAGTTAATGGCGCATTATGATTATTTACGGCATCCATCATGATATTGGCTAATCCTTCAGTTTTATCCTGAAGTGGCGCAGGATTCTCTTCTGTTACACCTAAACGACGAGCTAAAGAGGATTTGAGTGAGCGAACATTTAACTTTTCATCCTCAATTAAAGAGGATGCTACAAGGTTGGTTAGCAGCATATCTAAGGGTAATGCTTCAGCATCTGGTGATGCTTTGCTCTCACCGACCAACTGACCTATCTTCTTATGGATTAAGCGCAATTTGGCCGTGACGAGTGTGTCATCCCATTTAAATTTAGTCCAATTGGCTTTTTGCCAGACCCATTTTTTCATTAACATCCCCTATTCCATGAGCTGATTATAGCCTTTATTCGACTCACAATGTGAGCTGTTTGATTAAATTATTTGGCTCATTCTGATGAAATATAGATTATGAAAATCAGCCATAAGCTAAATATGTTTTAAATTGGCTCATATATTGATTTAAATAGAATGATTATTCGGCTCATAAAACAAGCTGATAATGACTAGTATTTGGCTCATCTTGTAATTTAGATTTTTATGTTAAGGTCTAATCGTCTTTACAAGATTTTTGCCGCAAGTATGGAAATGCAATTTTCAGAGTTCAATGTTATATAATAAAGCGCAATACACTCTTTATTTCATTCTTATATGGCCAGTACATTTTCCAATAGTCGTCAAATTAGCCTAGTTTCAACTTTTTCTGAATTGATACACTCAAATTTTCAAAAAAGCATGAATGCGATTTGCTGGCATCGAAATCTAATTGGTGATTTCAAAGAGATTGTTGATAAGCTTGAGTTAAAAGAGAATATTACAGAAATCTCGATAGAAGATCTTCTAAAGTTGAAACTCTCGGAAAATGGACATTTAGCAAGAGACATTATTTTAAAAGATATGCAATTATTAACTGATTTTGGTGCATCACCTATACTGAATTTACTTAAAAATTATCAGCGCGATGAAGATCTCGATTTTATTTCCACAGATGTTTATTCATATCATATTGATCGTTCACCAATCGAGACTGATACATTTTTATGTACTTATTTTGGTCCAGCCAGTGACATTTTACCCAACGATCAAGTTGAGCAAAAAATTAAGATTCCAGCAATTAGAGAAAAACTCAAACAACTGTATCATGGCCCAGAAGATGAATTCGACATT